CTGATTCTTGAGCATTGATCTTCGTGGAGTCCAGTAGGAAACAAGTTTTGTTAATCCTTTTGGATAGATTTTATTATGAATTTGTTTATATGTATCTGAAAGTAAAATTGCTAAAGTATTATTCATAACTCCTCCTTAATCATTCGCTTCTTTTACAAGCTCGTCCACATTGTCTTTCAAATATTGACTGACTTTAATATAACCATCTGTATTATTCTTCTCTGCAAATCCTCTGAATTTTACTCTGGCAGGATAAGCATTTGAAACTGATCCGTCTTCTTCGATATCTACACAAATCGCCCATCCGAATGTATGTAAAATCATATTAATCCACCAGAGAAATCCGTTATTCTTAAATTCTTCCCATGATTTCTTTTCTACCATTTGAATTTTCTTATACTTATCACATGTACTATTCGGACTGCAATAACATCTATCATGTTTATGTACACACGTTTCGCAAATCTGTGCTTTCATATACTATTTCTCCATTCCTCTTGCATTCTTTCATATTTCACATTGATTCTCCGAAAAAAGATTGCTTTTTTGCATGTATTATTCTTCAAATTCTTTCTGTGCCACAACTCTACAACCATAAAGTCCTAACAAATCATGTAAATCAAACTCTTCAATATCGTTCTCATCAGCAATCTTATCGCTATGCACAAGAATTTCATCATCCATCTCGGCAGCATGAATTGTCTGTCTAATAATACTTAACATAGTTTCAACTGCATACTCATAACCTTTAAGATTATCTTCATTCATATCACTCGTAATAGTGTCTTTCATTTTATTCATCTGTTCCTCTAAAAACTTTGGAACATTACAAACTGTAAACATCATTTCTTCATTCATCCTCCACTGGTTCATATTTTTTAAACAATCTACCCATTGTCAAATGATTAAATTTACCCAAATCCATTGCACAAGCAACAACATTATGAGGTGTAGAAGCCCCAATAAATTCACATAAATATTCTGTTAATGATGAATATTCAATATCTGTTGATATTTCTTCATCCCCAGGTTTTCTAATCCATCCAATCATTTTCTTATGATTAATTGTTATTTCTCCTTTATCAAGTGAATATAATACACTACCATTGCTACTTCTCCACCAAGCATCTTCACCTGCGAATTTAACAAATTCTTCTTCTGACATATCTGAGATCCTATTAAATGTTTCATCATACATTAACCAAACTTCATATCTATTACTCTTGTATGTGCATATCGCTCCACATTCTTTTTGGTAATCTAATAAATCTAATAATACAAAAAAGAATTGTTCAAGATTATTTCCTAAAATTTCTTTCATTTTCTCACCACCCTAAAGGAATAATAATTTGTTTCATAATATTCCTCCTTATCTAAACCTCTCAACCAATTCAATCTTAGGACTTTCCAGATTTGTCAAAATCGTATCTGTCGTATAAATCTTCTCAATTAATCCATTATTTTTCAGAAGTTCTCCTTCATAAATAGTGTTTTCACAATGAGTTACATAAAGATAAATCTTACCTACACCGGCCTCTTTCAGTTTTTTAGCACTGTGATAAAAAGTTCCGCCTCTGCTGCAAATATCATCTACAATAAGGATATCTTTACCTGGTAACTGATCAATTTCACCTGATAAATCTAAACCTTTAATCTCTCCCGTTTCCCAATCTCTATTCTTAATACCGAAAGCATATGGAAGATGTACTGCTGAAGAATATCGCTTCATGGATCCCGCATCCGGATAAAACATCATAAGGTTATTACTCGCAATCTTCTTAACAGCATCCTCAATCATTCGATTCGGGGATTCTACATGTACTTTATTAAATAATGCGGCAGATACATCAGAATGCGGATCTAAAACTTCTACTTTTCCAAAATGTAATGAATTAATAGTCTGAGCAAAATATTTTAAAGTAAATAATTCGTTCTTATGCTTAACTCGGTCCATACGTGCATCTGGGATATAAGGCATATATAAATTAGGCACTACTCTATGATCCCAACAATATCTAGTAATATATTCAACTGCTGTTAACTCTTCCATTGATTCAAAGAACCATTCAATATTATCTCTGTGCCATCCGCCAATAGGAGGAATATCCTTAAATAAGAATGTTCCATCCGGATATTTATCAAGTTTGATTTCTACGTCGTTTAATTTAATCATTCAAATCACCTTTCTACCATGTAATACAGTTACTGGTTCCCAATCCAGACTTATTAGTTTCATATCTTTCATTATATAATTGTTCTAGTTCGGCAAGCTCTTTATCAGTAAGATTTGCTTGCTGCATAATATTTAATATCCCACTCAGTAAAGATGCTATATCTTGAATATTTGTTCTGAAAGAATAATCGTCTTTTAAATCGTCATGCAGCATTAAATCTATACATTCTGGTTTTTGTGATAATTGCATAATTTGTTCTTTTACTTTATTCAATTTAATTCTCTTCCTTATGAAAAATACTAAATCCCCAGTTACTTTTCTTGAACGTTTCACGTATAAGTGCAACTGGCTCCCAATATTCTTTAAAATGAGTTATAGCCAATGTTTTTTGACACGGAAAACCTGCACTTATTATGTCTGCTTGACATCTTTCATATAGTTCTTCAACATTTAACTTCCCATATCTCAAAGTATCCTGATGTGGATTTGGAACATTGGTTAAATCTTTGATGTCCGGATTAATTTCTTCCTTATTACATTCAGTTGGGAACGCACCGGCTCCATGCCGCGTCATATATGTACGTGTCACATAACAAGCTTCTATATTAATTTCATCAGTCCATCTTATAGCCTTTATAATTCTGGCAGGATTCTTAATACCAGTATTTGATGGTGTAAGATGTGGGTAATATTCAGTATTATTTTGATCTAAAAGAAGCCCCTGCCCATTTTCAAATACTATGATATCGTATCCATCAAGTAATTGATCATCATTCACGACATGTATGTGCGACATCATAAAATCAAAATCTTCATTGTAATGGTCTTGAAGCCAAGGATTTTTGAAATGATTAAATAATTCTTCTTCTTGCTCAGATAACGTAATTCCCATGCGCTTGAACATATTCATATAATATGACCATGACGATGAATATGAAGTAATATGTTTTTTATAGCGTTGAATTGTATTATAAATACCCATTCCACAGCTTCCGTGTTTATTATTACCGCGGCTTTTCTCGATTATTTGATTTGCCATCATATCAAAAGGATTTGTAATCATACATTTTTCATGAACATACACATGAGGTTTCCATCCTAATTTCTTCAACTCTTCCCATTCTTCCCTAAATACCAGAGGATTTAAAATAAAATCCTCCGGTAAATAAGTATCTGCTCCGTTTAATGTTCCAGAGCCGAAATGGTGAAAGACATGCCGGGTTCCATCTGATTTTAATACTGTATGTCCTCTCTGGGCACCGCCATTTGAACACACAACGATACAGTTATCTGCATTTTTAGTATAATAATCTGTTAATTTGCCCTTGCCCTCGTCACCAAAGTTTGCTCCGATGACAATTTTTATATCTTTCATAAGTTATTCTCCTTACCAAACAATAGCTCCTGATTCATCTGTCTCTGCAGAAATTACAGTGGATGAGACTACTACAGGTTCATTATTTTCTGCAGCCGCAACTACAATCTTTACAATTTCATCTGCAATATCATCAAGACGATTAATGGTCCTAAAATGATTATCATCAAGATACTCTGAAAAAGACTCAACTATTCCTCTCTGGTCATATCCATCACGATGATTTACATTAATGTGATAAATATCAAATTTCTCAGATGTTTCCATATATAAATCTTTAGTTTCTACATCGGCCTGAAGCGTATCGCCAGTTGTAATTCCTAATCCAGAGCGTCGTCCTGATACTGGTAAGTACGGATTAAGACGTTCGTCCCCAATTGTGATAATTACGCCTTTTTTACCCCTATTCCAACAATCAAGTTTTGTATGACGAGATCCAAAATACCAAGCAGCAGTATATGACTCGAAACAATTACCTCCGCCGCCAAATTCAAAATAGATTTTATCAAGCTGCTCCGCAATTCTAATATCGGATTCAAACTGTGATGCCTGAATTGGATAATTATCATATGCTAAATCACCAATACCCATAATCATAAATTCTACATCTTTAATCTGACCATATAATTTTGTCATGATTTCATTAAGTCTTTTTGCAATTTCTACTGCGGTCTGTCCCATAGATCCTGTGACATCCAAAGCTAAAATGACTGGTAAAGTATTCGGATGCTCTTCATTATCACAACATTCTCTAATAACACCTTTAGGATCGAGTGCTGCATCAATATTTTTTGCTTTAAACATTTCCTGATTAGAATAACTTCCTGTAACTACTCCTCGTGAATCAGTGTCATATCCTTTTGA